TGGCCCATCTATATCACAAGGTTCGGCAAATTGGGCTGCTGGCGCATCTGATGTTCGTCAAAAGAAAAACTTTGAGCCATCTCAAGGTCTTGCAGAAGTATTGCAAATTGAACCCGTTAAATTTCACTTTAACTGGGAAGACGATAACAGCCCTAAAAAACTTGGGTTTAAAGCGCAAAATTTATTGCCGCTAATTCCCGAAATGGTGGTTGAGAAAGACGAAAAAGCTGAAGACGGGACGCCTTATTTAACAATTACTCCAGACTTTATGTTGCCTGTACTTGTTAAAGCCATCCAAGAGCAGCAAGCCCTAATCATCCAACTACAAGCTGACGTAGCAGCATTGAAAGGCGCAGCATGACATCAACGATAAATGCCTCAAGCACAGGCAGCGGCGGCATAGTCCAGACGGCAGACGCCAGCGGCATTCTGCAACTCCAGACCAATGGTACGGCGGCAGTCACCATTGATGCTTCACAGAATATGGGGCTAGGAACGACTTCGCCGGGTTCCGCAAGACTGGCTATAGATACCACTGCTGGCATTATTACTGGTTTTAACAGTACAAATGCTAATGGTGGATATATAACCGTAGCAACTAGCGGAACTGTAATTGCTGATTTAGGTACTGCAACAAACTGTTTTGGTTCTGGTGGAAACGATACTTTTGCAATCAATGGTCGTGGTGCAAGGTCTTTGTTATTTGGCACTAATAACGCAGAGCGTATGCGTATCGACTCCAGTGGTGATGTAAGCATTGGCTCAACAGGTGGCGGCGCACGATTGAGACTTAACGGTATTGGTACAACAAGTGCAACTTACGCAACACTTACATATAACTCTTCCAATGTCGCTTTGTTATCTGTTAGAAATGATGGTGCTATTTTTACGGGAACATCAACTTCAGGATTAGCCGCTTGCCCGTATAACAATACAACAGCCGCCGCCGCAAACATGACAGTTGGTACTAGTGGAGATTTACAGCGTTCGACATCATCTTTGAAATACAAAACAGATGTCCAAGATGCAACACATGGTCTTGTTGATGCGCTGAAATTAAGAGCAGTCACATACAAAGGCAAGAACGACGGCGAGACTATTTTTGGTGGTTTGATTGCTGAAGAAGTACATGAAGCTGGTCTTACTGAGTTTGTGCAATACGCAGAAGACGGCTCCCCTGACGCTTTGGCTTACGGGAATATGGTTTCTTTGTGCATTAAAGCAATCCAAGAACAGCAAGCCCTAATCACCCAACTGCAAACTGACGTAGCAGCACTGAAAGCAGGAGCCTAAACCATGACCCTCATATTAAACGGCACTGACAACAGCGCCACAACCCCAGCGGTGACTGGTACGGACACTGATACTGGTGTCTACTACCCTGCCGCCAATCAGGTGGCTATTGCCACTTCTGGCACGCAGGCAATGCTTGCCAACGCTTCGCAGGGTGTGCAGTTTGCCAATGCAATTGGTGTCGGGGCGACTACGCCCTCAACTTCTGGTGCGGGCATCACCTTCCCCGCAACTCAATCAGCATCATCAAATGCAAACACATTGGATGATTATGAGGAGGGTACTTTTACTCCAACTGATGCAAGCGGTGCGGGATTGACGTTTGGTGGAATAACTAGCGCAAGATATACAAAAATTGGAAACAAAGTGTTTATTGATATAGAGGTTAATTATCCATCTACCGCAAGCGTTCTAACGGCCTCTATTGGTGGTTTGCCATTTCCAGCCCTAGGTGATGCAAATTACTCAACGGGGTCTTGCATGAACGACGTAAACCAGAACATTTGGCCTTTTATTATTCCTTCAGCAGTCAGCATGACATTTTACAGGCAGGGTGCGGGTTCTTATGCCCAACTTGCCAATTCAGCATTTTCTAATGGTACGCCATATATTTCTATGGCATATACAACCGCTTAACCACGAAGTTCATTAGCCTGACTGGATTGGTCAGGCTGGACACAACGCCAACTTTAAGGAGAAACCCAAATGGCAATCACGAAAGAAAAAGTAATCGACCAAATCACCGTGACTGAGAACGGTATCGTTCTCTATCGTGAGGCAACTCGCATCATGGAAGACGGCAATCAACTGAGCCAAACCTACCACCGCACAAGCCTGACACCAGCACAAGACCTCACGGGTCTTCCTGCTAACGTCGTGGCAATCTGCAACGTGGCATGGACACCTGAAGTCATTGCGGCTTATCAGGCTCAAGTGGCAAAGAATGCGCTCCCAAAGGCATAATAAAAAAGGGCGAACCGCTGGCCCATAACAGCGGAAATTTTGAAGGAAATGGCAATGAACGACAAACTGACTCTCTCTACTCAATTGGTCAACCAAATTCTTGGTTACTTGGGTTCACGCCCATACCAAGAGACCTTCCAACTGATTGAAGCCTTGCAAAAAGAGGCTCAAGCCAGCATGGCAGAGCAACCAAAAGCGGAGTAAATGAATGGAAGCGGTTCACGAATTAGCCACCGAAACAGACAAGCGCCTAAGCGTCCATGAGGCGATATGCGCCCAGCGGTACGAAAACATTCAGGGCCGCTTCGACGAAGGCTCCAAGCGCATGACCAAGATTGAGTACCTCCTGTATGTAGTCATCTTGGCTGTGTTGCTTGGCCCCGGTGTTGCCGCCGAGATGGTTAAAAAGGTGTTCGGATTATGAGCGAAGAGAAAATACAAAGTATGGAAGCCAAAGGTCAACTTATTGAGAAGATTACGTTTGCTCTTCTCCCTCTATTATTTTCTTGCGTCGTCTATTTAATGAGCGCCTTGTCAAACTTGGCGCATGAGGTCACCATCCTCAACAGCAAAATTTCGCTCGTTGTCACATCGGACAACAAGCAGGCGTCAAACACTGGAGCCGAACTGGCCCGTGAAAAACTGCGCCAAGACCTTGAAAAAGAGATTCAACGCAACCGCGACCAGATTGCTGAGAACCGAATGCATATTGCCATCTTGGAAGAGAAGGTTCCAGTGAACAAATCACTCAAAACTGTAACTGGAAGGGACTGACATGATTCCAATTGTTGCATCACTCCTTGGTACATTGGCTCAGAATGGTCTGGGCCTTTTGTCTTCTGCAATCCAAGCAAAGGGCAAAGAAGTCGTCGAGAACGCTCTGGGCGTGAAGATTTCCGACAACCCAAGCCCCGAAGAAATTGGCAAACTGCGTCAGTTGCAGTATGACCACGAAGAGCGCCTGCTTGAGTTAGGCATTGAAAAGGCTCGTGTTGAGCAAGAAGAACTAAAAATCTTGTTGGAGGCACAAGCGAATCAAGAAGACAACATCAGTGACCGCTGGAAGGCTGATATGTCTTCCGACTCTTGGCTGTCCAAGAACATTCGTCCAATGGCCCTGATTGCCATTTTTGTGGCGTTCTTTTTGTTCACCATGATGTCCGCGTTCGGGTATAACGCACAAGAAAGCTATGTAAATTTGCTGGGCCAGTGGGGCCAAATAATCTTTCTCGCGTATTTTGGCGGTCGAACAGTAGAGAAGCTGGCGGACATGAGGAGCAAAAAATGAGCCTTAGCCAAGACCAAGCGGCATTCCTGCTGGATGCCTGCAAGCTGATTCAATACGCCACAGAACAGGGTTTTATGGTCACTGGCGGGGAGTTGGCCCGTACACCTGAGCAACAGGCCATCTACGTCAACACGGGACGCTCCAAGACCCTCAACTCCATCCACCTCAAGCGATGCGCCATCGACTTGAACTTCTTCAAGGATGGGCAGATAATCTGGGATAAGGGCATCCTCGCGCCGCTGGGCGCTTTCTGGGAGTCTCTACACCCTAAAAACCGCTGGGGTGGCAACTTTAAATCTTTGGTGGATTGTCCACATTTTGAACGAAACGTGGGGTAAATATGGCAACCGCATCGGTAATGACTTACGACTCTTTGGTCGAAAACATTCAGTCTTACCTTGACCGTACTGATGACGACACGCTTGCCAAAATACCCCTGTTCATTATGCTGGCAGAGCAAATCATCGCCAGCCAAATCAAGTTCCTTGGCAACCTGACGGTTCAGACTTCCACAATGGTGGCGGGCCAACCCATCATCGACAAGCCTGCCCGCTGGCACAAAACGGTGTCTTTTAACGTCACCGTAGACGGTCAGAAACAACCTGTACTGCTTCGCAAGTACGAGTACCTACGCGAGTTCACCCCAGACGCCACAACGACTGGTGCGCCAGCCTACTACGGCGACTACGACTACACCCATTGGCTAGTCGCTCCCTCGCCTGATGTTGCATATGATTTTGAAGTTCTGTACTACGAGAGGCTTCAACCTCTTGATTCCTCCAACCAAACGAATTGGTTCACCATCTACGCTCCACAGGCTTTGCTGTATGGGTGTTTGTTGCAGGCTATGCCGTACATCAAGAACGATGAGCGGATGCCCATGTGGCAACAGAATTACGACCTCATCATTCAGACCCTGAAGTCTGAGGACGTACAGCGCATTGGTGACCGTCAAGCAACTGTATTGGATACTTAATCATGTCGTCATTCAACTCCCCCTTCACAGGCAACGTCATTCAACCGACGGATGTCTCGTATCGCGAGATTTCAATAGCGAACACAACCCTTCAATTGGAGTGGCCCATCAACGGGAGTACAACCAATGATGCCGCCGCTCGTATTATGGAAGTCACCACAACTGGCGTTTCTGAGTTGTGGATGCCCCCTGCAAATCAGGCTTCGGTAGGGCAAGACGCACTGATTCGCAATATTGGCGGTGAAGACTTCACGGTCATGGACTACGCGGGAATTAACACGATTGTGACCGTGTTAGTAGGCGAAGCCCAATATATCTACATCACCGACAACGGGACTGAAGAAGGTGTTTGGGGCATCATTGCTTTTGGCATTGGCTCCTCTGGTCAAGATGCCGCCACCCTTGCTGGGTATGGCTTGATTGCCATCGGGCAAACGCTGAACCAGTCCCAGCCAGTCACAACCTTCTCGTCCAACTACACGGCCCAGTTCTCCGACCTCTCCAACTGCTATGTGTGGACAGGCGGT